CTAAAGGCAAGACCGTTAAACAGGTTATGGATTCAATGACACCGGAACAGAAAAATGTTCTAAATTTCCTGGTTGGAAAGGCTCTGGAGGAATCCGGTAGCATAAAACAGGACGACGAAGACGATGAAGATGATAACGAAGGAGAAGCTGGTATGAAAAAAAATGTTTTTGATAAGTCCGAGAACGAAGAGGCCGTGATCAGTCACTCTGACATGAAGAACGTATTTGAAACTTGGAAACAGGTTGGTTCAATGGAAAAAGCCATGGCAGCACACGACATTACTGAAGACAAGTTGCGTGCTTCTTTCGCTCATGCTGGTACAACATATGGTGTGCATAGCGACAGCATTGGATATTTGTTCCCTGACGCGAAATCCTTAACTACGCCTCCCACACTTTATGGACGTGACATGGGTTGGGTTAGCGGGGTTATGAACGGTGTTAAAAAGACCCCGTTTTCTCGTATCAAGAGCTTGTATGCTGATCTGACGCCAGATGCCGTTCGCGCGAAGGGTTATGTAACCGGCAACCTGAAAGTTGAAGAAGTGTTCCAGGTTCTGACCCGTGCAACCACACCGACTACCGTCTATAAGAAACAAAAGATGGATCGCGATGATGTTCTGGATATTACAGAATTTAACGTTATTCTATGGCTGAAGATGGAAATGCAGTTGATGCTGAAGGAAGAACTTGCTCGTGCGATTCTGGTTAGTGATGGTCGTACTTTACCTGATGACGACAAGATCAGTGAAACGAACATTCGCCCAATCTATCAGGATGACCATATTTACTCACACAAGCATACTCTTGAAGTTACTGTGACTGATTGGGACGATATTATCGATGAGATTATCACCGCGCGCAAAGAATACAAAGGTAAAGGTCAACCTACCATGTATTGCACCGCTGATACCCTGACAAACATGCTGCTTTTGAAGGATACGACAGGTCGTTATATTTATCGCTCTGTAGACGAATTGGCTCGTGTTCTGCGCGTCAAAGAGATTGTTGAAGTTGAAGTTATGGAAGGGGTCCAGCGTGATAATGCAGATCCAGTGTTCACTGCAGATCTTCTGGCTATCTTGGTAAATCCTTCTGACTATACGGTTGGTGCCGACAAAGGCGGTCAAACAGCAATGTTTGAAGATTTCGATATTGATTACAACCAGCAGAAGTACCTAATTGAAACGCGTATGTCCGGTGCTCTGGTTAACCCAAAAACCGCCCTTTGTATTGAACGTAAGACCGCGTAATAGGATATTTCTATGAAATTTGCTGGTAAAATTGGATTCGCAGTAGCTAAGAATAAAACTGCTGGTGTTCACACCGAAGAAATAACAGAACGTGATTATGTGGGAGACTTTCTATCCTCACAACAAACTTGGAGAGCCTCGTCTCATCTTAACGATGATCTTGCACAGAATAATAGTAGGATCAGCGTTATCTCAGATCCTTTTGCCAGTGATAATTTTTCAAAGATTAAATACGTTGTTTGGGCTGGCGTGCGTTGGAAAGTGACTAGAGTTAAACCTCAACCGCCCCGCCTGATTCTAACAACTGGGGAGGTTTATAATGCGTAAAGCAGATAGATTAGCGTTACAAACTTTGTTAGAAGATCTTTTGGGCAGTGATAATGTATATTTCCAACGCCCGAGCAAAGATCTAATGAAATACCCATGCATCGTATACACTCGAGCAAAAATTAATACGCGATTTGCAAATAATAACTCATATAATCACGATACTCAATATACTGTTACAGTTATAGATGCTGATCCAGATAGTGATATTCTTGAAAAGGTTGCTGCTTTACCGCAATGTACGCATGATCGAGAATTCCAAAACGATCAGTTAAATCATAACGTGTTCAGTTTAGCTTTTAAATAAGGAGAACTAGATGGCTATTTTATTGACCTGGGATGATACCGCGGAACGGTTTTATGAAACCGGCGTTGACCATGGTGTGTTTTATGCTCAAGACTCTAATGGTGACTATCCTTTGGGCGTTGCCTGGAACGGTCTCATTTCCGTATCTGAAAGCCCTCAAGGTGGCGAAGCAAATGCCATGTGGGCGGATAATATCAAGTACAACAATCTTCTGAGCGCTGAGGAATTTGAAGGATCGATCGAAGCCTTCACTTATCCTGATGAGTTTGCTCTGGTTGACGGTTCAGAATTGGCCGTTGGCGGTACCCGACTTTGGCAACAGAGTCGTGGAGCGTTTGGATTGTGTTATCGTACCATCATTGGTAATGATGTGGATCTGGATGACCATGCATTTTTGCTTCATTTGCTTTATGGTTTGACCGTTTCACCCTCAGAAAAATCCTACGAAACAAAAGATGATAGCCCAGAGGGCATTGCTTTTAGTTGGGATTTCTCAAGTGTTCCTGCACCAGTGACCGGTTCAAAACCAACATCGTTGATCACGATTGATTCTCGGACTGCAGATGCTACCAAGTTGACTGCTTTCCTTGAAATCATCTATGGCGATGATACACCAACCGATCCTCGGTTGCCTTTGCCGGACGAAGTTGTCACTTTGATGACTCCGTAATTGCACTATCGTGGAGCCTTAGGGGGAGGCTCCATATTTGAAAGGAGATTAACATGGCTGATTATAAAGTTATAAATCGGACCGAAGTAGCAACCCAAACTGGTAATAAAAATACCAATAAGTTTCTAGTAGTTGGTGAAATTGTTGTCATTGATTGGTTTTGGGATAAGGATCCGTTGACAGGTTATGGTAAGATTGTAGAAGGTAGTTATACTGGCTTTTTCGCTAATCGTTCAGATCTTGAAGAAGTGATTGGTACTGATCCAACAGATCCCCCACCAGATCAAGAAGAACCACCCGTTGAAGATAAATACGATCATGTTCTTCTAAGTGAGTTCTATGAAGATGGAAGCGTCGTGTTGAATCAAGAATTCGTACCTTTGACATCAGGAGAAGAATCATTATGAAAGCCCTAACCTACAAGGGACGAACATTCGCCTTGAAGGATTATTTATATAGGGTTAAGATTGACGATCCCCCTAGAGAGATCAGAGATGAAGAAACTGGCGAATTGAAAATCAAATGTCCGCCACAAGTAAATCCTATGTTCGGTGCTAATGATACCACAGGAAAGCCTGGTGGTTATGGCACGGTTCGTACAGATATGTCCCAGAACGAATGGGATCTATATTTGAAGTGGCTTAATGGCGACAAATTTTATGCCGCTGTTGGTAGGAACTTTTGTCTGTTTAATAGCCCACAAGATTGGGACGACGGTGGGACCATGATGGAAAGTTTAGTTTTTGGACAAAACTGGGTGTTAGCTGAACAAACACTGTGGTGGCCTTGGTATCGTATATTTACTCTTAATTGGGAAGACGGGCCTCCTGATAGATACGTTACATATAAAGAAAACCCCCTCTTTGTACAGAAATTAACTTATATTTGTAGCATTTCGGGTAATACATACGCACGACGATTGTATTATCCTATGGTTTGTAAACGACCCGTGTTCATGGATTATCGGTTCTTGGAGAAGTGGTCTCCAAAAATGAAAACTCCTCCGCCCGCGTTAGGTGTTGAGGAATTGATGAACATGGATATCCATTTTTCTTGAAGGAGTCAAAGATGTTGAAAAAAACTATTTCGTTTGAGGGGGTTGATGGTAAAAATTATACCGAGGATTTCTATTTCAATCTAACAAGGGCCGAGATTATAATGCTAGAAAGCTCGATTGAAGGCACGTTAAGTGAAAAGCTTAAATTTCTTGCGAAGAATCCAGCGAAAAACGGTGGACGAATCATGGCCATATTTGAAGAAGTGATTTTGAAGTCAGTTGGCAACAAAAGTGAAGATGGAAAAAGATTTGAAAAATCGCCAGAAATATCTAATGACTTTAAAAACAGTATGGCTTACGATAAGCTATTTATGGAATTGGTTACAGATGCAGAGAAAGGTGCGGCGTTCGTAAATGGTATCATGCCAAAGCTTACTTCGGAGGAAAAGGCCAGAGCTGAGAAAGTCAAGAAAGAATTTCCACAACCTACTCAACGGAAAATCAACCCAGAAAAACGAGATTAATAACTGCTGAAAGAGGCGAGAGATGCCATTGACAATTCATATAGAATCTGCGGAATATTTTGATGAATCGACACAAGAATTTAAGGAAACCAAACAGGCGAAATTAAAACTTGAGCATTCTCTCGTCTCTATCAGTAAGTGGGAGTCTAGATGGAAAAAGCCGTTTTTAACTAAAATTAAAAAGACGAATGAGGAGCTGATAGATTACATATTCTGCATGACAATAACACAGAATGTTGATCCAATAGTATATAATGGCATAACCCAAGATATTGTCAACACAGTAGTTGAATACATAGAAGATGACATGTCAGCTACAAAGTTTCGAGAACGCAAGCGTGGTCGAGGTACCACAGAGATTATAACATCAGAACTTATATATTTTTGGATGGTTAATTTCAACGTTCCTTGGGAATGTCAAAAGTGGCATCTAAATAGACTACTGGCTTTATTAAAGATCTGTAACATTAAGATGAGTCGTGGCGGAAAGAGATCGAAAGCATCTAAAACCGATGTGCTTAGGTCACAAGCTAAATTAAATGCTGAAAGGAGAGCTCGTTTGAATTCTACTGGATAGGTTATATTTGGAGGAAACATGATAAGTTTCAAACATCGCGGTAACTTTAGAAATACTGAACGTTTCCTCAGACGTAATAGAAGTCGCGTCCTTCCTATATTGGATAAGTATGGACAACAAGGAGTTAGTGAGTTGGCTGCGGCCACTCCAAAAGATACTGGTAAGACAGCTAGTTCATGGCACTATGAAGTAACAACTACAAAGTCTGGATACAGTGTACGTTGGTATAATACAAACATGGTTTCTGGTACTCCCATTGTCATTCTTATTCAATACGGCCACGGTACTAAAGGTGGTAGGTTTGTGGCTGGCAGAGACTTTATAAATCCTGTCATAGTCCCCATATTTGATAATTTGGCAGAGGAAATGTGGAAGGAGGTAACTAAAGTATGAGCAAAATTGATAAACGCACAGTTGAGATGAATTTCGATAATAAACAGTTCGAACGAGGTACCGAACAAAGTTTGAAATCCATCGATAACTTGAAACAAGGGCTCAACTTTGAAGGCAGTGTAAAGGGTTTAGATAATCTTAATCGAGCTGTTAGTGGTGTTGACCTTGGAGGTATGGCCTCTGCTGTAGATACTGTAAAGAATCGATTCAGCATTCTTGGAGCGGTTGCTTTTACGGTTATTCAAGACATAACTAGAAAGATAACCGGTTTGATGGGACAGATGGCCCAAGCACTTATTACACAGCCTATAAGAATGGGTCTGTCAGAGTATGAAACACAGATCAATGCTATTCAGACCATCTTAGCCAACACCGCTACGAAAGGTACAACATTAGAACAAGTTAATGATATTCTAGATGAATTAAATCAATATGCTGATTTAACGATCTATAACTTCACTGAGATGACTCGCAACATAGGTACGTTTACTGCTGCGGGCGTTGATTTGGAAACCTCAGCGGAAGCCATTAAAGGTATTGCTAACTTAGCTGCAGTATCAGGTTCAAACTCGCAACAAGCAGCAACCGCAATGTACCAGCTTTCTCAAGCACTTTCGTCCGGTACAGTTAAGTTAATGGACTGGAATTCAGTGGTTAATGCTGGCATGGGTGGTCAGGTATTTCAAGATGCATTGAAAGAAACTGCTAGATTACACGGTGTTACCATTGACCAAATGATAGAAGACAACGGAAGCTTCCGAGAAACACTAAGTGAAGGATGGCTTTCTAGTGACATTCTGTTAGAAACCTTGCAAAAGTTTACTGGTGATTTAACAGATGAACAGTTACGATTGCTTGGTTATACAGATGAACAAATTACAGGAATTCTGGAATTAGGTCAACGAGCTAATGATGCTGCTACAAAGGTTAAAACATTAACTCAGCTGGGTGAAACATTAAATGAAGCTATGCAATCCGGTTGGACAGCGACTTGGGAGATTCTTTTAGGCGATTTCGATGAAGCTAAAGAATTATTCACTGGTATAAGCGATACACTTAATGAGATGATTGGTAGATCTGCTGAATCAAGGAACACTTTACTTCAAGGTTGGAAAGACTTAGGAGGTAGGGGTGACTTAATAGCTACGTTTTACAATTTATTGGAGACAGCTTCCCAGGTTGTTGAAACAATGGGGGATGCATTCGGCACTATCTTTCCTCCGGCCACAGCAGAAACATTAAAGGTTATAAGTCAAGGGTTACAAAACTTTACTGAGCGACTGACGCCGAGTCAAGATGCGCTATTCAAAATGGGAGTAATTTTTAGAGGTATCTTTTCTATCTTAGATATAGGTGTTATGTTCTTTAGAGATCTTGGAGAAGCGTTGCTACTTCTTTCTAGATGGTTGGAACCAACCATAACATGGTTAGAAGAATTATCATTGACTTTAGCTACGAACGCCATTGAATTACGAAACGCAATTAAAGCCGGAGGTGGATTCAAAGCTTTCTTCCAAACACTACTTAATAGAATGGGGCCTATTATAGGTATGCTACAGT